CAATTGCTAAAACTGAACCTTGGTAATCCATCCAGTCACCTTGTATTTGCATTGGCCTATAGAAAGCATCCGAATGTAAACCTACACATGGTAGCTCCTCATGTTTTAATTCTGGACTAGAAGCCCAGATAACTTTTTCTGGAGCTGTCTTTGGGTTTAAAGACATCACCACTAAATCAGAAAGTTTTAATGGATATTTATTTGCATCACTAATGGATGTATCCAACATGAACTGAAGATTAAAGCCTGAAGCTCCATAAGATAATTCTCTCTTCTTTAGGTCTTCATCATCAAATCTTTCTGGGTCTGTAGGTTTTCCTTGAATATCTATATTCCAAGTATTTCTAATCATTGGAGCTAATGTTGTTCCAAAATTTCTTACTTGTTTTTCAGTAGGATACCTTGCTGGCCAAATTCTTTGTTTATAACCTCTGGAAGTTAATTGGTTATATAAAGACATTTCTGTCTGCATTGTGCCAAGGAATATTATGCGACCTCCAGGTTTTATAATACTTTCAAACTCTTTGACTTGTTCTGAAAGTTTATCCCTCATTCCCATTGTTGCAGAGTTATTAGCACTTTCTACATCATCAGAAATTATGAGGTCGCTCCGAGCGCCTGTCATCTGCCCAGAAATTCCTAGGGACTTAACTGATGGAGCATGGGATGCTCTTGCAGGTCTTACATCGAAACTTACTTTAGATTGTCTTTGGTCATCACTTGGTTTTAGATGAGCCAAAACTTCAATCTCATTAATTAATCTTAATGTAAATGTTGAAAAATCATCTGCTCTATTTTTAGATGCAGAGACTACTAATATATTTAATTGAGGATTTAATAATAATTGGTGACATACATAAGCTGATGTAATCCAACTTTTACCTACTCCTCTAAATGCGTTTATTACAATTCTTTTTTCTTTTGATTGGACAAAATTAGCGATGTCATACTGAACCTGGGTAGGTCTAGGTAATGCTAAATGTTTCCAAACTAAATATAAAAAGTTTCTAAAGTCTTTTAGTTTAGTTGGTATTTTTTCCATGGAGAACTATTTCCTCTTCAGTTTCAAAAGGTAATTCATCAACTAAAGATTTGAGTGGTGAGTTGTCTGTTGGAATAGCCTCAATACCATTATCTTTTAAAAATTGTCTAGCGACATTCAAATCCGAAGCTTTTGCTTCTGGGTCTTTGACACGCTTTAAAAGTTCTTCTGCAAGAACTTCGTGTAGTTCTTTTAATTGTTTCATATTTTACTTAGCAACCTTACCTTTGTTAATACCATTTTTAATAATATAATCTCTGGTACCATTTCCATTAATATCAACTTCTTTTCTTAGATACCTAAAGACATTCATTTGTTTAAGTTTTAATTCTACTTTTTTCTTAAAACTTTCTAATACTTTTGTGTCTCTCATTTTTTATTTTTACAAACTTTACATTTGCACTTTTCATTATGAGGCCAATTGAAAGTTAAAACTTCTTCCATCTTCATAAACCAATTGTCTATGTAGCTAAATAACTTATATAAAAATTTATCAATCATATTTAATTTCGTTACAAAAATAATTTAAGTATAATTTTCTTTCTTCAATGCTTTGTTTCATTTCAGTTGAAAAAGTTTGAATAAGGTTTCCACCACCACCTACACATTCAGACCAACTATTAAATTCAGTTGGAAGTGTCATTGTGTTATTACAATAGCCTGTAATTGCAGAGCATATTGTAAAAGCCAAGATAAACTTCATGTTCTACCTTGTCTGTTATATTTTTTAAAAGAACGCTTTTCGCTTTTGTTTAAACTTTTCTTGTGAGTTCTAATTCTCTTTTTAGGTTTAGGCCGAGGTTCATAATGAACGAATTTTTGTTTAGCCATTCCACTTGAAAAAACCTACCAATCCTGCAAATAAAGTTCCTAGGAATACAAGAACTGCTACTGCACCTTTACCTTTAGAAACATCTTGTCTCAAAGATTTAACTTCTTTTTTTAACTCATTAATACTTTCGTTTAATGTCTTCATTCTTTCAGCACATATCTTTTCGTGAGAAGATAATCGTATACCTACACTCTCATGTGCATACGAAGTTGCTGATTTTTTTCTAGGCATATTAGTAAATAATTACTATTTTTCCATTTCCACCTGCTCTGCTTGTTCCTGCATCACCAATATTAGATGAATAATATGGGTCACTAGCACCACCAGAAGAAGTTGATGAACCAGAAGTAGTTGAACCATTTGTAATTAAAGTTGGGTGTAAATAGCTAGAGCCTCCTCCGCCACCTGCACCTCCGCCACCATTAGCACCAAAAGCGTTTCCATCTCCACCGCCTCCGCCATAGTAGCCTCCGCCACCACCGCCTCCGCCTTGTGAACCGCCAGGCTCATATCCACCTCGACCACCGCCTCCATAAGAAGCAGGTGTATAAGTGTGACCTGCACCATTATCAGCACCTCCATCACCACCTTGTAATGCTGAACCTGCTGTTGGTAATACTCCAGAACCTGAACTATAACCTACATTACCTGCGGCACCACCTGCGGATTGTGTTCCGCCTCTACCACCATTATTGTATTGTGGTGAATTATCATATCCTTGTGTACCAGTTAAACCTCCACCTTCTCCACCTCTGTTGTCATCACCTGCACCACCACCGCCACCTGCGATAATAATTGCGTTAGCATGAGAAACTGAAGATGTAAATAAACCTGCATAACCTCCACCTGAACCTGCTGAACCTCCCCAAGTACCTAAAGCACCTCCTTGTCCAACAACTAAGTACATTGTTGAAGATGGTGTAAGTGAAACTGTACCTTGTGCAAAACCACCTCCTGCACCATATTGACCAGAACCATTACTGTCTGAACCACCACCTGCACCCCACAATTTAACTGTAGCTGATGTAAGACCACTTGGAACTGTCCAAGTTTGGTTTGAACCAGTATAGTTAAATGTTTGTACTACTTGAGGTTTGACAGTTATGCTAAATGCTCTATCCACAGTTTTACCATTTGCTGTTGCTCTTAAAGTAAATGATGAAGTTGTGTCAGAACCTACACTACTTAAATTTCCTGAAATAACTCCAGTTGCACTATTTAAAGATGCACCAGCGGGTAAAGAGCCTGATAAAACAGAATAAGTAATTGTATCTCCATCTACATCAGATGCAACTACTGTTGTGCTAAATCCAGTTCTAGCACTATCGTATACTGTAGCAATACTTCCTGAAGCTGTTGTCCAAGTTGGTGCTGTGTCATTTACACTAACTAAACTAAATGCTCTATCTGTAGTTTTGCCATTAGCTGTTGCTCTAATTGTAAAACTATATGTCGTAGTTGCTGTTTCTTCAGGTAAAGTTCCTGAAAGAACTCCAGTTGCACTATCTAAATTAATTCCAGTTGGAAATGCACCTGATTGCAAAGAATAAGTTACTGCGTCACCATCTGGGTCTGTTGCCGATAAAGTTACATTTATTGAAGAATTTTCATTAAATGGTGAGCCAGTTAATGCACCTGCGGGTGTAGACCAAGATGGTACATTATCAACATATATAGCATTTGCTAAAGTAGAAGATAAACCGCTATTGTTTGTAACTTTTACTGAATAAGGTTCGTTAGCATTTACAAACTGATTTTTTGGGTGAGTAATTGTAATTTGTGATGAACTGTTTCTTGTAACTGTTGATGGTGTAATACTTGCACCACTTGTAGCTTCTAATAAAACTGTAACTGTAGAAGAAAAGTTACTACCAGAAATAACTATTGTTTGATTACCACCTGCTTGACTATCTATTTCTCCATCATCAATACTTGTAATTACTGGCGGTGCGTCAATAGATTTGAATTGAGTACCATCATAATATTCAGCAAGATTAGTCGTAGAATTAAATCTTAATTGACCTTGAGTAGAACCTCGTTGTGCTGAAGTACCTAAAGCAATTTTAGTGCCTTCAGTACCAGTATCAACAATATCGTTAAAATTTACTTCTTTTATATCTTTGTATTTAGTCATAATTATTTATCCTTTAATAACCAACCTTGTGTTGCATTGTAATAAACTAAAGCTAGACCTGCTCTTTCAACTTCAACATCTAAATCTGATGCTGAACCTTGTATGTTGTGACCATTCCTAGCTATTGTTAATTTGTTAGTATCAAATGTTCCTGATACATCTAAAAATCTGATTTCATCTCCTGCACTTGCTGAAGATGGTAGAGTTGCTGTTACTATTCCTGAAGTAGTATCAACAAAATAATTTTTTCTTGCTTCAGATGTAAAGCTAGAAGATTTACTTTCCCAAATTGCACCTAATGCTGATGCAGGTAATCTTGCTTCTGCAATAGTTCCTGAAGTTAATTTTGATGCATCTAAATTTGGAATATCTGATGCAACTAAACTTAATCTAGCTGATGGTACTGTGCCTGAAGATAAATTAGAAGCATTTAAAGATGTTAAACTTGAACCACTACCAGAAAATGTAGTTGCTGTTGCTGTTCCTGTTACAGTTACACCAGCAGATGTAGTCGCTAATTTAGCATTATTTTGGTAATATAATGTTGATGCACCATTATCAATTCCAACAAACATATTGTTTCCAGTTGTAGCACCTTGAATACGAACA